CTCCATATTTTCCCCGGAGGGATATTTGGAAAGCCAATTGGGGTCTAGGTTCTAGGGCTCACAGGAAGTTTTTGTGTGCTCCTTTCTTCCTGCTGGTCTCGCTCACATCAGGCCCTAGAATCTAGTCCTCAATTGGCCCCAAACGCCCTCTATCTAAGGAGCAACTATGGGTAAAAGGGCCTCAACCACCTCGAAACCCGCTCGAACTGTGGAACAACGAGAGGCGCAGATGATCAATCTGGCGCTTGAGCTCGCTGAGAAGCAGCTTCGGGAGGGGACTGCACCGGCAACAACGGTGAACCACTACCTCAAGCTTGCCTCCACAAGAGAACAGCTCGAGGTTGAGAAGCTGAGAAACGAAACGGCGCTCCTTGAGGCGAAGAAGACTGCGCTTGTGAGTGCAGAGCAAGCCGAGAAGATTGCCAAGGAAGCTATCGAAGCCTTCCGTACATACTCTGGAGCGGGAGATGTTACGGACGTACTCTGATCTGTCTCGCCTCGAGACATTCGAGGAGCGTTTCGACTACCTATCACTCGATGGGAGAATCGGAACCTCGACGTTTGGCTTTGATCGATACCTGAACCAAAGATTCTACTCATCAACTGAGTGGAAGAAGGTCAGGAACTTTGTTCTGGCTCGGGATGAAGCCTGTGATCTCGGAATCGAAGGGCTGGACATCAAGTACATGCCGCTGATTCACCACATGAACCCAATCCAGCCCAAAGATCTCGAGGAATTCAATCCAGACATCCTTGAGCCAGAGTTTCTAATCACGACAACCAAGAATACCCACAACGCGATACACTTCGGAGACCGATCGAGGTTGACACCACGAGTTGTTGAGCGTCAACCCAACGATCAAGCTCCCTGGAGGATCTAATGGGAACGATTCTTGAAGACGTAAAGAAGGCGCTCGGCATTGTCCCGGGATATGACGCCTTTGACGACCAGATCCTGATGTACATCAACTCCGCACGGATGGATCTCGCACAATTGGGGCCAAAATGCCTCGGGATCATTGAGAAGGAATCTCAGTGGTCCGTCTTTCCGGACGTCAACGACGAAGCGGCTATCAAGTCGTACATCTCGCTCAAGGTCCGGCTCATGTTCGACCCGCCAGGAAACTCCTTCTTGGTCACGGCATACCAAAAGCTGATCGAGGAGGCAGCATGGAGACTGATCTACCAGACGGAGGGGAAGTCCTAGCCCACCATGGCGTAAAAGGCATGCGTTGGGGAGTAATCACTAAGAAAGCTTCCTCCGGACGTAAGGCCACCGTTAATGCTCTTCGAAAAGCTGGACGTGGAACCGCCCGAACCGTATCCGGAACCGTCAGCGCCACTAAGACTGGTGTAGCAAAGGTCCAAAAGGCCCGAGCAAATCGCAAAGCCAAGGTGGCCGAGGTAAAGGCTCGTAAGAAGTTTGGAAACCGGAGCTACAAGAAGATCAGCGACTCCGAGCTCAAGACCAGAATCACCCGGTTGGAGCAAGAGAAACGCTATCGGGAGCTCAAGGCCGATCGCCACCTGGTTCGAGGTCGTGAGGTCACTCGACAGATTCTCGAAGGGTCTATCACCAAGGCTGGAACCTACGCAGGGAACAAGCTCCTCCGATCAGCGTTTGATAACACCTTCGACGGAGGCTTAGCCGCTAAGGCTGCGAAGGTCGATGCAGCAGCAGGATCTAAGTCGGCACAGAAGAAGGCGAAGAAGGCAGCCGAAGCTGCAGAGGCGGCGCATCAGGCGGTTAAGGAAGCTTATGACGTAGCCTTTAACCAACCCAAGGCTCCGGAGCTTCCAAAGGCCAAACCTAAGCCAAAGCCGAAGCAGATCGAGAAGCCCAAGTCATACAAGCAGACTAAGCCTTCGCCGAAGCCTAAGCGTCGTCCTCGTAACCCGGGGAGCCCTCTGAAGTAATGCTCTCGAACACCGCAGTACCAAAATACTACGGACAGTTTCGTGACGCAGTCATCCGAGGCGAGATTCCAGTATGCGAAGAGATCTCTTGTGAGATGAACCGGATTGACGCGCTTGTCGCCAATCCCGAATACTACTACGACGACCAAGCCGTAGAAGGATTCATCGCATACTGCGAGAATGAGCTCACGCTGTCCGACGGAGCCGACCTCCACCTGCTCGACAGCTTCAAGCTCTGGGCCGAACAGCTACTTGGCTGGTACTACTTCGAGGATCGTCAGGTCTTCGTCCCATATGAGGACGGAGTCGGCGGTCGATACGAGACCAAAACAGTAAAGAAGCGCCTTACAATCAAGCAGTATCTGATCGTTGCTCGTGGAGCAGCGAAGTCGATGTATATGTCTCTCATCCAGAACTACTTCATGGTGATTGACACTACAACGACGCATCAGATCGCTACGGCTCCGACCATGAAGCAGGCTGAAGAGGTGATGGGTCCATTCCGGACCGCAATCACCCGTGCCCGAGGTCCGCTGTACAAGTTCCTCACCGAGGGATCCCTTCAAAATACAACTGGTGCGAGGGCTAACCGCCAAAAGCTGGTTGCAACAAAGAAGGGCGTTGAAAACTTCCTGACGGGCTCCCTGCTTGAAGTCCGACCCATGTCTATCGATAAGCTCCAGGGCCTGCGCCCGAAGGTTTGCACAGTTGATGAATGGCTCTCGGGAGACATTCGAGAAGACGTGGTTGGTGCACTCGAGCAAGGAGCCTCGAAGGTTGACGATCCGGTCATTCTGGCCGTCTCCTCCGAGGGAACCATCCGCAATGCGGTGGGCGACACAATGAAGATGGAGTTGCTCAAAATCCTGAAGGGCGAATACGTCGCCCCTCACATCTCAATCTTCTACTACCGACTTGACGACATCAAGGAAGTAGCAGATCCTGCTATGTGGGTAAAAGCCCAGCCGAACATCGGCATCACTGTGTCTTACGATCGGTACCAGCAGGACGTCGAGCGAATGGAACAAGCCCCAGCTGCTCGAAACGACATCCTCGCCAAGAGGTTCGGAATCCCTATGGAGGGGTATACCTACTTCTTCACCTACGAGGAGACGATCCCGCACAGGAAGAATACGTTCTGGAACATGCAGTGCGCTATGGGCGCAGACTTGTCTCAGGGCGATGACTTCTGTGCATTCACCTTCTTGTTCCCACTCCGCAACCAAGCGTTCGGGGTAAAGACTCTGGCTTACATCTCCGAGCTGACTCTTATGAAGTTGCCCGGAGCACTACGCCAGAAGTACGACCAGTTCATCCAAGAAGGAACTCTCCGAGTCATGGAGGGAACCGTCTTGGACATGATGGAAGTATACGAGGATCTGGATCAGCACATCGACGAACAGAAGTACGATGTCTCGGCATTCGGGTTCGACCCGTACAACGCCAAGGAATTCGTGACTCGATGGGAACAGGAGAACGGACCGTATGGTATTGAGAAGGTAATCCAGGGAGCCCGAACTGAATCGGTTCCCCTAGGCGAGCTCAAGAAGCTGGCTGCGGAACGCCTTCTCATCTTTGACCAGGAACTCATGTCATTCACCATGGGCAACTGTGTCACGCTCGAGGATACCAACGGAAACCGGAAGCTGCTGAAGAAACGCTCGGAAGAGAAGATCGACTCGGTGGCTGCTCTGATGGATGCCTTCGTGGCATACAAGATCAACAAGGAGGCATTCGAATGAGCGAGGAGGTGAAATGGGTCTTAGTGATCGATTGAGCCACGCCTGGAATGCATTTACAAGGTCTCCGGACAAGAAGAACTTCACACCGGAATACGGATCGTGGACCTTCGGGAATCCGAACCTGAATTACCGTCCTGTCGTCGGCGATCAGACCATCGTCACTAGCATCTACAACCAGATCGCTATCGATGTCTCTAATGTTCCGATCCGCCACGTCAAGACTGACGAGAATGGCAACCTCAAGAGCTACTACCGTAGCTATCTCGATGAGTGTCTGTCTCTCAGCGCCAACATCGACCAGACCGGACAGGGATTCTTCCAGGATCTCGTCCTGACTCTGTTCGAGGAAGGTGCGGTAGCCATCGTCCCTGTCGATACGGACGTGAGTCCTGACATGACGCAGGGATATGATGTAAAGTCGATGCGTGTCGGTACAATTCTCAACTGGTACCCACGGCACGTCCGGGTGGAAGTATACAACGACCAAACTGGACAGCGCGAACAGCTCACTCTTGAGAAGGACTTCGTGGCTGTTGTGCAGAATCCTCTGTACAGCGTCATGAATGCTCCGAGTTCTACGCTGCAGCGACTGACTCAGAAGCTGCATCTGCTCGATGCTATCGACAAGCAGTCTGGATCCGGAAAGCTGGACATTATCATTCAGCTTCCCTATGTCGTCAAGACTGAACTGAAGAAGCAGCAGGCAGAAGCCAGGCGAAAGGCGATTGAGGAACAGCTCGCAGGGTCTCAGTACGGTATTGCTTACACCGATGG